CAGGCTGCCGACCTTGGCGAACGAGACCTCCTGGTAAACCAGGTGGTCGCCCAGGGCTGGGTCCTGGCTGGCCGCCTCCGGGTAGATCCGGGCCGAATCCCCCGCGCCGATCAGGGCGGTTACCTCCGGCGTGGCCTTCAGGTACGCCACCAGGGCGTTCTCGATGTCGGTGGCCGCCATGTCAGCGCGCCTCCAGGCCCTCGAGGATGATGCGCGTCATGGCCTGGCGCACCGCGTCGCGCGTGGAGTCCAGGGCTGGCCGCATGAACGGGTGCGCCGGGACCGCCGCCGCCTTGCGGCCGAAGACCACCTTGCCTGTGCTCAGGACCTTCCTGGTCTTCACGGCCGCCGCGCGGCGGCCGTACTCGACGAGGTGGGCGTAGTGCACGGGGTCCACGGCCCGGCCGTCGACGTCGATCTTGTAGCCCTTGCGCGGGCCCACGATCGCCACGGCCGTGCCGCTCGACCGGTACACCTTCACCTTGCGCCCCAGGCTCCGCCGCAGCTGCCCGGTCGCGCCTTTGGGTACGCGGGCCTTGGCCGCCGCCAGGACGATCTTGCCCGCCTCATTAACGGCCTGGCGCAGGAGCTTCCGCCGGACCTTCTTGTCCGCCTCTTGCAGGCGGGCCAGGACCTGGCCCAACCCGTCGATCTGTGCCTTGATCGCGAACCCCACTACACCTGCTCCTTGCACAGGAGGACCATGTCCGTCGTCCCGTGCCGCTCGCCCGGGTTGAGCACGCTCTCGACCCGCAGGGTCCGCGTGCCCCAGAGTAATTCCCACTTCGGTCCCAGTCCCGCGTAATAGCGCAGGGTGACCGTGTGCGTCACGTCGGCCTGCACCTGCTGCGCCGCCCACAGCTCGCGGCCGGCCAGGGGCTCGACCTCGGCCCAGCGCGTGGCCACGCTCGTGTAGGCGCCCAGGTCCTCGCCGGAGGCGTCAGGCGCCGGCACGCTAGGCGGCTGCCGCAGCGTCAGGCGGTGCCTCTTTTTCCCGATCGTCGAGCGCGGCACTTCGCACCTCCAGCTCCCGCAGGACCCGCCGCGCGACCTCGGCGGCCAGGCGGCCGAGGATCCGGGGGTCGAGGGCGGCGCCGGTCGGCGCGGCCTCCGGCCCCGTCGGGTGCACGGCCACCTCGGTGATCCGCACGCCCTCGGGCAGGACGATGACCTCGGGGCGCCGCACGCCGGCGGCCACGAGCTGCGCCCCGATCCAGCCGGCCAGGTCACGGACCCCCGGGGGGTCCAGCGGGCCCGTATGCTCGACCATAAACAGCCGCGGCGGCCGGCGTTTCTTCACGCGATTTCCCCCGTCCAGTAGCTCCGCAGCAGGGCCTCGGCCCCCAGCGGGATCTGAGCGATGATCGTCCCGGTGACCGTCTCCTCGCGCCGCTCGTACCAGTGGGCGAGGATCAGCTTCACGGCCAGCCGGAGCCCCTCGGGCACGGCGGCCGCGGCGCCGTAGCCGGCGGTGTAGGTCACCGTCACGGCCTCGGCCTGCCAGCGCGTCACCGGCCAGACTTTCCCGTAGGCGGGCAAGAGCCGCGCGGGCTCCGTCGCGCCCGCCACCTGGTACTCCGTCGCGGCCAGGGTCTGCGTCACCCCGGCCGTGTCCACGTACTGCAACGCGGTCACCGCGATCAGCCGCGGCCGCGGCAGCCGGATGGCCTGGTCCTCGAGGACCGCGGCGCCGGGCGCGCGCTCGCCGGCGTGGGCGGCACGGTAGGCCGCGGTGGACTCGGCCGACAGCCCGCCCGGGAAGCGGTCGAGTGTCAGCCGCCAGGTCTGCGTCACCAGGCTGCGCCCGGTCACCGTCTCGGCGTAATCGACCGCCGCCTTGACCAGGGCGTCAATGAGCGCGTCGTCGTCGGCGACCTCGACCCGCAGCCAGAGCTTCGCCTCGGCCGTGGTCAGGAGCGCGCCCGGCTCGACCGTCCGCACCAGTCCGTAGGGCACCGGTCACCCCTTTACGCGCGACCCCTGGGCGAGGCCTTGGGCGCGACGCCCCCGCCCCCCAGGATGTGCAGGGCCTGGGCGTCCGCGGCCTCGACGACGCCGGGCCGCGTGGCCAGGTGGTCGCGCACCACGTCCTTGGCGCCCTCCAGGAGCCCGTAGCACAGGACGCGGTCGTGGATCGGGCCCTCGACGCTGAGGCGCCCGTCCGTTACCGTGATCGTGAGTGTGTTCGCCATGATCCCTCCGTGCGCAGCCGGGGCGACGTGGCCGGCGCCCGCGCGGGCGCCGGCGCCACCGGGGGTCAGCCCGGTGGGTGGGTGGTTAACCGAGCGGAACAAACGCCTCGTGCCACACGACGCCCATGGAGCCCGTGCCCACGGCCGTCCCCAGCGCCGCGTTGAGGCACAGCACCGCGCCCGGCGGCACGATGAAGCCGCCGTAGACGTCGGCGTAGCAGCCCAGCCCGATCGTGGCGGTGGCCGCCGTGCTGAAGGCGCCGACGACCTCCCATTTGCTGGCGATCGCGAACGCGGTGTTGGCGACGGCCCGGCGGGCCTTGCCGCTGTAGTTGGTGCCGCGCCCGGAGCGCGACGTGATCAGCTGGGCGGTGTCGTCGGTCGGGGCGGTCAGGGGCCCGGGGACGATCTGCGCGAGCATCACGCCCTGGACCGCGGCGGCCACGGAGGTCGCGACGTTGGCGTACCAGATCGCGTCGATGAGGAGCGACTTGCCGCCGGAGGACTCGCCGTTGTACAGGACGATTTCCGCGCGCGTGGTGGGCCAGGCGGCCACGTGAGTGAAGGCGCTGCCGGTGGCAATCGAGCACTGCCAGGTCTGGCCCAGGCGGGTCAGCTCGGATTTCGGCGGCATCACCTGGGAGACCAGGCCCTCCCCGCGCGAGTTGAGGGCGAGCACCTGCCCCGGCTCGCCCTCGGCGTAATCGGGGATCCACAGGCGCCGCGCTTGGCCGAGCAATTTCGCAAGAAACATCAGAGACTCCTTACGGCGTAAGCGCCGCGCTCAGGATAAGGGTGAGCTTGTCCAGCAGCCGGATCACGGTGTCCAGCTGCTGCTGCTGCACGAGGTCGGAGACGGGCACGAGGGCCAGGGGCCCGGCGCCGCCGGCGGGCTGCAGGGTCGGCGCGTCGCTGTTGGCGTTGAGCTGGCTCGGGGCCGTGTACTGGTCGCGCGCGAGGGCCACGGGCACGGAGGCGGAGCGCGTGCTCTGCCCGGTGCCGGCCAGTTGCACGGTGCCCACGTCGCCGGCCTGGGAGCTGGCGCGGATGGTGCCGCCCACCGTGCCGCTGAAGGAGGCGACGGCGCTCACGGGCGCGACCACGCGCGCGTGGCTCATGCCGCCGGTGCCCACGATCTGGTAGGTGCCGTTGGCCGTGACCGTGCTGCTGAACGCCTGGGTGGACTGGTCGTAGAACTGGGTGTCGCGCCAGGTCGTGCCGCCGTCGGCCGAGACCTGGGCCTTCAGGGTCGCGGTCCAGCTCCCGGTCAGCACGACGCCGACCGACTGCAGCCCGGCGCAGGCGACCTGCGCGCCCGTGCCCTGGCCGCTGATCGACACCGCGGCCGTCACGTCGGCGGCGCCGGAGGTCGGCAGGTTGCTCTGGTTGGAGGCGATCACCACGGGGATACTGGCCGCGGCCGCGGCCTGGCCCAGGGCCAGGGTCGTGCCGCCCACCTGCCGCAGGTCCTGGGCCGCCGGCGTCCCGCCCGCCGGCGCGGGCGCGGCCAGCAGGAAGGGACTCGTGACCGCCAGGCCCTTGGCCGTGACGGTGACCGCGCCGCTGACGTAGGACCCGATCCGCAGGCGGAACTGGTCGATGCCGGGCACGGGCACGAAATAGAGGCCCGCGGCCGTGATCGTGGTCGCGGTCTGGCCGGTGGCCAGGTTGATGGCGATGAGCCCGGGGCTGGGCCAGGTACTCCCGTCGAGCGTGCCCTCGGGGTAGAGGTTCGCGCTGAACGTGCCGGTGACCTGGAGGGTGACCCCGGTCAGGCCGCCCACGTTGAACGTGGCGCCGTTGCCGTTGGCCTGCGCGCTGCTGTGCAGCGTCGTGTCGAGTGCGAAGGCTACGTCGTTCGGCATCGGTCCGCTACGGCGACAGCGCCGCCCCCCACAGGGTAATCAGGGTCCGCAGTAACTCGTTCGTCGTGGCCAGCTCGTGGCGGAGCTGGTCGTCGCTGACGGGCACCGGGCTCACGAGTCCCGCGCCGCCGGCGGGCTGCGCCGCGCTCGCCGAGGGCGTCGCGTCGAGGCGCACGTAGGGCACGTGGCCGCCGGTGCCGGTCCGCTCGACCACGGGCGCCGTCGCGCCCGCGAACGTGGCCGGCCCGCTGACCGAGCCCGAGGCGGCCGGCGTCGGCCCGCTGAGCACCGTGGCGCCGGGCAGCGCCGCCGCGGCCGCGTCCGTGTTGACCACGCCCGCCCCGCCGGCTCCGAGACCCGCTGGCATCGCGTCCCCCCGTTAACTGACCTGGCCGGCGGCGAAGGGCGACGCCGGGTTACTGCCCGCCGGGCACTGGAGCTGGCCGCGGATCAGCCAGGTGTCGGCCAAAATATCGATGACCTCGACCCAGTCGCCCTGCAGCCCGCCCTTGGTCGTGCCCTGCATGTCGAACTGGTCGTTGTCGCCGCCGTCGATGGCGCCGTAGGCCGCCTGCGCCGCGGCGTCGCGGTCCAGGATGTTGACCGACCCGACGTACTCGTCGTCGCCGGTCACGTTGATCCGGTGCTGGTTCGAGGTCGGCTTGACGGTGACCAGGAACAGAAACCGCGCGAACGAGCCCGTCGCCGCCGGCAGGGTGACCGTCGAGCCGGCCGCGGTGTCCAGGGCGATAAGCCGGCCGTCGTGGCTGGCCACCGTCAGGGTGATCGTCGCGCCGGCCGCGACCGCGCCGTCGGCGTGGTAGGCCGCGCCATTCTGGTGCGGCTGACCGTCCTGATCGACGTACATCCGGCCCGCGTGGTGACCGGCTTCGGTGGCTGCCATGACTTCCCCCTGGTCGGTTACGCCACCGGCCCGCCCAGGTCGCCGGTGAGGACCGTCGTGCCCTGGGTGACCGGCATGGATTTGGCCGCGTGCTGGACCGCGACGATACTGTCGAGGACGGCGTTGGCCGTGGTCCGCGTCAACGACACAAACACGTAGCGCTGGCTGGGGCGCAGGACCTCGATCACCAGCAGCTTATTGTCGGCGGAGGTCGCGGTCGCGGTCGTCGCGGTGCCCGCCTTCTCCGTGGTCCCGCCCGAGGTGCTGTCGGTCGGGTTCGACTTCGCCGTCGGGGTCAGGACACAGGTGTTGTCCACGTCGCCCAGGGCGATGACATAGATGACCGAGTCGTAGCCCTGCATGTCCACCGTGTCCGAGAGGATCTCGGAGGTGCCGGCGGCGACCGCGTTTTTGACGCGGGTGATTTTCGTGTCTTTGAGGATGCTGCGCATCGGTTATTTTCTCCGGGGCGCCGGCCGCGGCGCTGCGACGGGCTCGGCCTGGCCGGCGACGATCAGGGCCCGCGCCTCGCGTTCAGGCAACTCGATTTCCTCGCCCTCCAGCTGGAGGGTGCCGCGGTCCACGCGGTCGGTCGTCAGCCGCACCTTCACGGGACCTCCGCTTACGCCTGGAGCAGGTGCTTGACCGGCACGGTGCCGGCCGTGAGCAGGTTCCCGTCCTCCCGGCAAAAGGCAATAAAGGCGTCCTGGTCGGTGTCGCGGTAGCGCTCCTGCAGGCGGTAGAGGCGGACCTCGCCCACGGTGCGGACCTTGTAGTGGGAGAGCAAACCAAACAGCATGGTCTTGGTCCCGGTGGCCACCGTCGCCTGCATGTCCTGGTTGATGGTTACCGCATAGCCCAGGAGGCGGTCGGGCATGCCCATGGCCAGGCCGAAGTCCATGAGGTAGCGGCCCTGGCCGTCCTTTAATTTCCGGATAGCCTGCAGGATGCCGTCGTGCATCATGAAGCCGGCGCCCGCGCGGTAGGCCGGGTCGATCGAGTGCACCAGGTCGATGATCTCGTCGGCGGCGATCGCCGTGGCCGAGGCCGTGGTCTTGCCCGCGGTCGAGGCCGTCACGATCCCCTTGGGCGTCGCGGCCCCGGTCCCCGTCGTGAACTTGGTATTGGTGATGCGACCCAGCCGCTCCCCGAGCATCTCGCCGAGGATCTGCGGCAAGTTGAAGGCGCTGTCCTGGATCAGCTCATAGGGCACGAGGATCGGCTTGGAGCTGAACTTGTAGGCGTCCCAGAACACCTTGGCGAACGAGGGTTCCACGGAGCTGCCGATCGTCGTGGACTCGCCGAGCTGGGCCCCGGTGTTGGTGGTGTCGTCGGCGGTGGGCCAGGACAGGCGCTCGCCCGAGGCGGTGCGGATCGACTCGGCGACCTGGCGGACGCCGCCGTAGGCGAGCATGTTGATCTCGAGCTGACGGATCAGGGTCTCGGGCGGGACCAGGTAGCCGCCGGCGGGCCCGGAGCCGGTCGATAGGGCGGCCCGGTACTCGGCCAGGTTCTGGCGGGCCCGGCTCGGGTGGCTCGCCGCGAAGCGGGCGCGCAGGTCGGCGTGGGCGTGGGTGTCCAGCAGGCGCAGGGCCAGGACCGGCCGCGCCGGGTTGAGGCCCACGAGGCGGCAGGCCTCCAGGTGTTCGTTGTCCAGGTCCTGGTGGACCTGGGTGCGGACCCAGGCCTGCAGGGCCAGGGCGCGATGGGCATCAGTGGCCACGGCTGCAGCGCCGTCGCCGGGCCGGGCCACGGCCAGAGCGCCACGGCCGACGTCGGGTAGCCCCGCGGGCGCGCGGGCGTGCGCGTCCTCGCGCTCGACCTGTTCAAGGCGGGTGATCCGGTCCATGAGGACGTCCACCTCGCCGCGGACCACCGTGCCGTCGGGGCGGGTGCCGCCCATGATCGTGGTCCAGTGCTCCTGCTCCTCGGCCGTCAGGTCGCGGCCGGCAGCCTCGGCGGGCTCCAGGATCTCCTTGCGCGCCCGCTGCACCAGGGCGTGGCGCTGCTCGCGCAGGGCTTTGGCGGTCGTCAGGTCAGGCACTTGGATGGCCTCCGGTGTCCGCCGGGGGCCCGGGACGCGGGTGCCGCCGGCGGAGAATCCACGGGGATCTCAGCCAGCACGCTCCCGCCCGGTTAGACAGGCGTTCGACGTGCGTCGCACCCCCGCGGCGTCGGCGGCTTGGCGCCTCGGCGCGCGGGCGTGGGAAGATGGTCTATGGGAATAGTAGCTCAGGAATCCGGGCTGTTGCGCGGGCGGTCAATTTTCCGCTTAGAATGGGGGCATGACACCCGAAGAAAGAGCCACCGCGGTTGCCGTCCGCCTGCTGGCCGATTACCGGGAGCGCGGCGGTGACGGCAGCCGCATCCTGTCAGAGCAGGGCATCGCGCACCTGATCGCCACCGCCATCTGGGAGGCCGTCGCCGCCGAGCGGGAGGCGTGCGCCCAGGAAGCGGAGGGCTTCAGGGATTATGACCACCGGGGCAGCCCGGACATCGCCGAAGCCATCCGCGCCCGCGGCAGCGCTACCACTCCGCGTCGGCCAGCCGGGCCCGCAGGGCCGCCAGGCTGAGGGCCGCGGTGCGGTCGCCGGCCGGGCCCGACTCGCCCAGGCGGCGCAGCACCTGCTCCAGGGTGGCGACGCGGTCAGCG